CCGTTGATATTTCCATTTGATTTTGCAAGAAATGGATTCTATGGAATTAATTACATTATTTGCCACCAAATGCACGAATAGACCTAATGTTAAGATTAATTAAGGCACAAGGTGCAAGTGGAAACTTGACAGACAATTATAAATTACGATTGTCATACGATATTATAACAAACTATCCCCCTGCAAAACCATGTATTAAACGATATTTGTTTAGTAATGTACAAGGGAAAGGTCTTTTTGGAATTAAAGGTGAAGATTGGAGTTATGCAGCTTCATTACCATTACAAAGATTTCAAGGCGCTTCTGCGGGAACAGTTTGGAGACAATCAAAAGCAATGTATTAAGGAAAAACATGGCAATATTTAGAGATGGAGTAAAAGTAGGAAATCAAGACTTTCGTGTAGGTCTTTCTAAGGAAAGAGGTCAAGGTATTCTTAGAAAAATTGGAGTCTTACCAGATGATAAAGGTAGGAAAAAGTTTGAACAAGACGCGAGAGGAGAAATTCAAAATATTCGGACTATGATGGGCATGGGAGAGGGATTTACTCGCCCCGTTAATTTCAAAGTAAGATTTGGAATGCCTAAAGGTATCGACCAACAAAAATTAGAAAGAACTGGTGAGGGCCCCGAAATATCAGAAGATTGGGCAGGAGCAAATACAGGAGCAGTAAAAAGTGGTGGTTTAGATTGGAAAACTCATATTATGAATAATTCCACTACTGAAATCTTTATGAACAGATTCAAAGCTGCAAAAGCTGTCTCTAAAATGGATTACAAATATGGTGGTACAAGTGAAGAAAGTAAATTAGATCTATATTGTAGTAAAGTATCAATACCAGAAAAACAAATAACAACTGGACTTTATATACAAGGAGCTACTGCACCATTTCCATTTCCTCAAAATGTACAATATGGAACTATAACAACTACATTTTATTGTGATGGAACTATGCATATTAAAAATTATTTTGATGCATGGCAAAAATTAATTCATAATGATTTAACAGGAAATTTTAACTTTTGGAATGAATATACCGCAGAGTTTGATGTATTTACTCGTACAACAATAGCAAGTGGTGCAAGAATTGAAACTGAACAAAAGAAAGAAAAATCTTGGGCAGAAAAAACAAGTGAAGGTATACAAGAATTTACAAGAGATTTAAACGAAGCTACAGGAGTTGATGGCCCCAGAGGACAAGGACAAGGTAAAGGGTCAAAACCACTTCCTAAAATAGACTTTAGAGAAAATTATGGAGTGAGAATTTTTAGTTGTTTTCCACAATTAGTTAGTGGAATAGATTTAGATCACTCTGCAACCGATTCTATTGCAACATTTGATGTAACATGGTCTTATGTGAAATGGAATCCGTTCAAAATGGGTAACATTGGAAATCGTAGTACAATCAATCTTTCTGTTGGTGAATTCAGAAATGAAAAAGATGGATTCCCATTTATAGAAGATTTGCCACCAGAATTGAGTGGCCCGTTGACAAATGCGGTAAATCAAGGAATAGTTACAAGTCCTTTATCAAAGGCTTCAAACTTATTTGGTTAATTTTAACATTATAATAGTGAGAATATTATGTCTTTACCAAAAATTAATACGCCGGAGTATAAACTCCGCATTCCCTCAACTGATGAGGAAATTACATATAGACCTTTTCTTGTAAAAGAAGAAAAACTTTTATTAATTGCACAAGAAACAGGAACAGAAGATGCAACATACAGGGCAATTAAAAAGATTATAGAAAGTTGTTGTCATGGAAGAATAGACCTTGAAAAAATGCCCTTATTTGATATGGAATATATCTTCTTAAATATAAGAGCAAAATCTGTAGGAGAGGTTGCTAAATTAAAAGTAACTTGTCCAGATGATAATGAAACAAAAGTTGATATTGAAGTAGATTTAACTAAAGTTCAAGTTGAAATGGATAAAAAACATGATGCTAGAATACAATTATCTGAAGAACCAAATATTGGAATTCTAATGTCATATCCATCTATTGATTCCATAGGTCAAGTTGCAACTAAAGGAAAAGGAGCTGATAAAAAAGACGCTGACAGATTATTTGATATGATTGCAAATTGTATGTATCAAATATGGGAAGGTGAAGAAACATATGATACGATGGATTATTCATTAAAAGATAAATTGGCATTTTTAGAAAGTTTAAGTCATTCACAATTTGAAAAGGTGCAGGGATTTTTTGAATCGATGCCAACATTAAAACATGAAATTGAAGTTACTAATCCAAAGACAAATGTAATATCTAAAGTAACATTATCGGGCATGAATGATTTTTTCTAATAGCCCTTTCTCATATAAATCTGGAAACATATTATGACACAACATTTAGTATGATACAACATCATAAATGGAGTTTGACTGAAATTGAAAATATGTTGCCTTGGGAAAGGGATATTTACCTTGATAAATTAGTAACCTTTATTAAAGAAGAAAATCAAAGAATGAAAGAACAACAAAGAAGTAGGAAATAACATGGCAGAACAAAACGCACAAGAAAATACGTTACTATCAGTATTAGAACATTTAAAGTCTGGTAATGAAGAAACTAAATCTAGTGCTGAAGAAACTAAAGAAGTAGCTAAAGAAGTTAGAAAACAAAGGTCAGATGTTGGAAAACATCATAACTGGAATAAGAAACATGGTGCTGAACAATCTAAGGTTGGTAAGTGGATGGTTGGTTATTTTGGTTGGGCTAAAAAAGCACAAGAAAGAGCCGCAAAAGCTGCAAAAATAGGGGCTATGTCCGCAGTTGATTTTGGTAAAGCAAAGTTAAAATCTGTTCAACAATTTGCGGGAAATATGTTAGACCTATTATTAAAAGGATTAGGTCTTGCAGCTCTCTGGGCACTTTTTAAGTTCTTATCAGAAAATTCATGGGAAGAAACTGTAAATAAAGTAAAAGGATGGTTAGGAGACATAGGTATCGAGTGGGATAGTTTAATTGAAACTCTTGATGGAATATGGGTAGTTCTTACTAGATTAGGTGGTTCTTTTTGGGTTTTTAAAGCTTTAGTTGGTACTATAAGAACATGGTTTGGATTTAGTGGTGTTCTTGGCACTCTTTTAAAATTTGTATGGGGATTTGGTTTTAATATGATGTTTAAGGCGGGTGGTGCAATATGGAGCATCTTAAAATGGATTGGTGGTAAATTTGGAGTAGATGGTTTTATTGCTAAACAACTTAAACTTATAAAAGAAAGTTCATTTTTTGGAAAATGGTTTGGGCCTGATAGTAAAATTCAAGGTGTTATTAAATGGATTAAAGGTATATTTGGTGCAGAAGGTAAAGTAGGAACATTTTTAAAAAGTATGAAGGGTTCGGTTGCTGGTAAATTTACAGCTTGGTTTGGTGAAGGAAGTAAAATTAGATCAATATTTTCATGGATAGGAGGTTTCTTTGGTAGTGCTGATGAAGGTGGAAAAATTGCAAAAGCTATACAAGCATTAACTCAAAATAAACTTATAACTGGAATTGGAAAATTCTTAGGAAGTATCGGTGGAAAAATGTTAAAATTCTTTGGCCCGATTGGTTGGTTAATGGCAGGATATGATGCAGTTATGGCATTTTGGGAAGCTTTTCAATCAGAAGAAGGTTCTCTATGGGATAAGACTGTTGCAGGATTAAGTGCAGGAATACAGGCGATAGTAGACTTCTTTATATTTGATTTAATTGGAATTGCAGAAAAAAGTATCAAATGGTTAATTAAAAAAGTATTAAGTCTATTTGGGATGGATGAAAAGGAAATTGAAGCTTCAGATTGGTATAATTTTTCTATTACTGGATTTATAAAAGATATGTTTGGTGATTTAATGACATTGATTGAAGGAATTTTAACATGGGATACAGAAAAAATGGGAGCTGGAATATCTGGTTTATTTGGTGCATTTGGTAGTATAGCTGATTGGATATTTGATATGGTTGTAAAAACACCTATTAATTGGATTGCAAAAAATATATTTGGTATGGAAGATGATGTTATTGGTGAAGATTTTAGTTTCTCTGGATGGATTAAAAGTATTATATGGGATCCAATAGTAGAATTTTTTACATGGCTTTTTAATATAGATTGGATGGCATTAGCAAAAGATTGGTTGCCCGGCCCAATATATAGTTGGTTATTTGATGAAGGTGATTCAAAAATGAAAAAAGAATTATATGATATGGGAGCTTTAGTTGATGATTGGGGAGCTGATTCAATAGATCCTGAAAAAATGAAAGAATTAATTGCATCAAAAAGTGGTGATGAAAGAACACAACTGTTAGGCCAATTAGGTACTTTAGTTACAGATGAAGATTTAGAAGATGTGGAAAGAGAAAAATTAAAAGCCCTTCTTACTGAACATGGTGCAAAATTAAACACAGGGGGATTTGTACCAGCTGGAAAAACAGTACCCGCGATTCTTCATGGCCCCGAATTAGTAAAACCAGTACCAGATTTAGAAAGTGCTGGAGCTTTAGGTGGTGGTGCAACAACAGTCGCACCGACCACTATTGTTAATAAAAGCTCAGGTTCTACAACCATGATGATGGGTTCCAGCTCAATAGATAAATCGAGTTGGAAATATGGAATGCAAGGAGCTTAGGCAGTTGCCAACTTCTCAAAGTAGTCCATAGTATCAGATGTTCCACCAGTAATTGGTTTCCCACCATCAAACGGAACTTCTTCCATATCAGATGCAACTTGTTCAGCAGTACGATTATCTACTGACTCACCCAATACACGTTCCATCTTTTCCTTCAACTCTGCATAAGACTTGAAGTTAGACTCCTCATGAAAGGGTTTCAAAGGATACTCTGACTGATAAACCTTTTCAAGTTC